CGCGTAGAGCGCGTCCCCCATGTCCTCGGCCTGCGTGCCGAAGAGCTGCACGGCGATCGCCGCCCGCTCGGTCGGATCCTTGATCGCGCGCAGCTTGTCGAGGGTGAGGCCGAGCGCGGCCGAGGCTCGAGGGCCCCCGGCCGCGACATCGTCGGCCATCTTGCGCGCCGACAGGCCGAGCCGGGTGAAGCCCGCAACGGTGCTCTTGCTGCCGTCGATCGCCCGGATCGAGAATTCCTTGATCGAGTCGGCGACGATGTCGGCGTCCCGGGCCCCGGCCTTGAGGCCCTGCGAAATGAGGCCCATAGCGGTCTTGCCGTCAAGGCCGACCTTGCGGAACTGCGTGCCGTATTCGTTGAACGTGTCGAGCAGGTCGCCCGCTTTATCGTTGCCCTGCTGGAATCCGACCGTCAGGACGTCGAGGGCCTCTTGACCATTCTTCGCCAGGCCGGTCCGCATCATCTGACCGACGGCGTTGACGGTGCCGTTGAGGTCTTGGCCGAAGGCGTCCGACAGGCTCATCACGTTGCCAGTGAGGGCCTGCACCTGCTGATCGGTCGCACCGATCCCCGCGATACCGGACTGCATCACGGTCTTGACGGCCTCGCCGACATCCGCGAAGGACTCGCCGAAGGCGTCCGCGTAGAGCGCACCGGCGACGTTGCCGGCCTGCTCCGAGGCCGCCGAGCCGGCGCCGAGCTGCGCCTCGAGCCGCTGCTGCGCCGCGCCGAACTCCATCGACTTCGCGAAGGCGAGCGTCAGGCCTGCCCCGGCCGCCGCGCCGCCGGCCGCCGCAACCGTCTTGAGCTTGCCGAGGGAGCCCGCGAACCGCTTGGATCCGCCTTCGGCCCCGGCCGCCATCTGGTCGGACGCCTTGCCGACCTCGGAAGCCATCTTCCGAGCGCCGTCGCCGACGCCCTGCATGGTCTTGTCGAGTTTCTTCGCGTCACCGGCGAAGGTGAGCGTGACGGTAGGCCCTGGCATCGGCTACGCCCCCGGTCCCAGGCCTGCGCGCTGCGCGACCTCGACCAGGCCCTCGGTCATAGCCTCCTGCACCTGCGGCACGTTGTCGGCGTACGCGGCCCACACGTAGCGGCCCCGCTTGAGGAACGGGCGACTGACGCTGTTGTTCCGTCCGACGCGGCCGCCGAAGTCGAGCCACGGGTAGTAGGGCGCGCGTGCGCCGCCGGCCGAGATCCGGGCCTCGGACTGCGTTGACCGGGCCCGGACCGTGCCGGCAGCGCGCCCGGACCGGACCGGGACGCGCGGCTTGGCGACCCTGACGACGATCTCAGCCGCGCTGTTGCCGGCCAGGCGCACAGCCTTCGGGAGGTCGGCGTCGGCGGCCTTGACGGCGCGGAGGAACTGCGCCAGGCCCTCGATCCTGATCGGCTCGGCTACCACGCCGCCCTCACCTCCCCGTCTTCATCGCCGCCAACTCGGCCATCTGCGCTTTGCGGCCGAAGTAGATCGACCAGTGCAGCATTTCCTCTTGCGAGATCTCCCGGCGCAGCCGCTCGACCGTCATATGCAGTTGTGTCGCGAGGTAGAACTCGAATTCGAGCTCGGAGTCGCGCTCAAACGCCTTGTACGCCGCTTTTGTCGGCCCCGTCCGCCATTCCGGACAGGCGCAGTACCGCGCCGGTCAGGTCTTCGATCTCGCGAGGGCCGGCCGAGGCCTGCCAGGCGCCGACCTCGTCCTCGGTGAGCCTCGGCTCGACCAGCGCCAGCGAGCACAGCCGCCGATCCCACGCGGCGACCTCGCCGATCTGCCGCAGCTCGAGCACCTCGGCCCGGGACAGCCCGCGGATCCGGACCGTCCCGACGCCGGGGATCTCGTGCTCACCCTCGCCGAGGCGCGGCGCGAGAAGCGCGCTCTTGTCGACGCTCACGCCTGATCCGTCGAGGTCACGGAGCCGCTGATCTGGACGTCCGACTTCCACTTGATCATGCCCGCGACCGGCGCCGTCTCCGCGTAGCCGGTGATGAGGCCCGAGAACGTCTGCTCCGGCCTGCCGGTGCCGGTGCCCTCCGGCCGCCACGTGATCGTTTCGGCCGTGCCGAGCGCGGCCTCAAGGATCGCCTTGGGACCGCTGGCGCCGTCGTCGTAGGTGCCCGTCAGCGTGCACGTGCCGTCGGTCAGGCCACCGGCGTAGGTGTGCCCGTCCTGCCCGAATGTCGTCGTGTCGTGCGAGTCCGCCGACCGCGCGAACTCGACATTGTCAGTGAACGCCGAGAGGTCGTCACTACCGACCTCGATTTCGGCATCCTTGCCATGCTTGAAAGCCATTTCTAGGACCCTCCCCTTCCGGTGACCTCGACGTCGAAGATTCCGGCGAGGTAATCGACAGCTGCGATAGTGACCATTTCAACGTGCGCCTTCGCCACGCGCACCGAGTCACAAGCGGTGTACGTGCCGCCGTCAAGCGCGGCCTTGACCGACGACGCGCCGGAACCGGCGAGGTAGGCGGCGAGGGCGTCGCGCGCCGACCGGGCGTCGACCTTGCCGACCACCACCCACACGGGCAGGACGAGCGAGTCGCTGCCGCGGCTCATCGTCTGGTCGTAGTCGATCTCGTCCGGCCAGGCGACGATCGCCGCGGGCGGCGTGATCCGGTCTGCGGAGTAGGGGAACACGCGCAGCCCGTCGATCGTCTCGAGCGCCGTGCCCATCTCGTCCATGACGGCCGCCAGGTCCACTACACGGCCCCCCACACGCGCCGGAACGGCCGCACAGCAACCGCAACGTCCGGGTCGAGCCGCGCCAGCAGGCGCACCTCTGAGCCTGCCTGCGGCGATCCTGCGACCCCGTAGGGCGAGTCCCTGCGGGAGACGAGCCGGGACGCCTGCAGCAGGCACGCTTCCTTGATCGCGTCAGGCACAGCCGACCAGCCCCACAGCGCCGTGATCCGCACGCCGTGCTCGGTGCAGTTCGGCTGGACGCTGCTCGTGAACCGCACCGCGAGCTGCGTCCAGGGCCGCCCGTCCGCGGCCGCGTTGATCGGCAGCAAGTCGTAGCCGGTGATCGTCCCGTCGGTGTAGTCGAGGTCCGTGTCGAGCGCGACCGCGACCTCGAGGCCTGAGGTCGACATGAGGTCGTCGATGTCGACCACCCACCGGCACATGTGCCGGTCCCACCGCGCGGTGTAGTACCGGGCAACCGCCGCGTCGACCTGGCCGAACTGCCTGCTGCAGCCCGACGGCCCGTCGATCGTCCGGGACGCGGCGGCGATGGCGAGGCTGAGCTGCGCGTCGTCGTCGGTGTCGCTGATCCGCACGAATGCGGCCAACTCCTCCGCCGTCGCGTAGTCAGGTGCCCAGGCCATCGCCGCCGCCCCCGATCAGACCGAGCGCGGGAAGGCGAACACGCGGCACTGCGCGACGAACGTGTCCGTCGCGCCGTCGCTGGTCACGTTGCAGCGGATCCACGGCCGGTTGGGCTGCAGCTGCACGCCGGTGTGCGCGTACTGGTCGCCGGTGCCGCCGGTCAGGGTGCCATCGGTGACCGCGGTCGCCGGGGTGCCGATGCTGCCGCTCGAGTCGTCGGCGTCCTGCACCGAAAACGACACGGTGTCGGTGGTGCCGGCCGTCGAGGCGTCGAACACGACCAGCAGCCGGTCGCCCGGGGAGTAGTTGCTCTCGCCGGACAGGTCGAGGTCGTTCGGCGTTCCGAAATCGAAGGCGGTCGTCGTCGCGGTGGAGATCGTCACCTTCGCGGCGCCGAGCTCCTTGAACTGCGTACCGACCAGGTCGCGCACGGTCATGGCCTGTTCCTCTCGAATGTGGCCGTGAGAACGGCCTGCGCAGCGGCGCACCATGCGGCCGCAACGGTGGGGTTGTGGGTGACCTGCTCATCCCAGGTCGGCAGCTCTTCGTCGCGCACCGAGCGGCCTTGCACGGCCGCGCTGTACGACTCGTAGGCGACCCGGCCGAGCTCGGCCCCGGGGAGCGGGGCCGAGCTCGCCTTGCCCTTGCGCGCGGCCACGGTCAGCCGTTGTGCCCGGTCAGGGCGCTGTATGCGTGCTGGTTCTGCTGGATCGCGTCGAAGCGGAACCACACGCTGTATTCGATCTGCCGGTTGCTCATCCGCGAGTACGGGTTGACCAGCAGCTCGATCGCCTTGACGTTGCGGATGATGTAGCCCTCGCGCAGGTCGCCGAAGACGCCCCAATTGACCGAGGACGAGGTCAGCGAGATGTCGTCGAAGGCCTGGTCGATCCGCACCGGGAAGCCGAGGAGGCGCTGACCGCCGGGGGAGTTGGCAATCCCGTCGTTCGCGTTCGTCAGCAGCGGGCGGCCGTTGTCGTCGAGCATCCCCTCGAAGTACTCGAGCGAGTTGTCGTTGAAGGCCCACCGGCAATTGCCGCTCTCGCGGTACGCCGGGTCGATCGAGTGCACGTAGCCGAGCAGGTCGGCGTAGGTGATCGCCGTGTTGGCGGCGATC